ATTTTGGAGCCACCTACCGAGAATCCCAGCAAAGAAGGTGAACAAGAAGGAGAGAAGAAAGAGGAAACAGACAGCCAACCGCAAACTAAGGTCATCAAATTATCGAATGAGAATTCAGAGAGCAAATAAAATTAGAATATCCAATAAAATTGAAATAAAAAATAATTATAGAGTACTTAGTATAAATACTCTATAATCTACTCCTCGATGTCGAATACCAATTCCAGCGTGCTTATTGCTCAAATCAACCAGTCCAGGAAAACAGTCCTTGAGCTGATGGAGGACCAAGGTTTCGATGTATCCGGGTACGCTAACTTTAGTGTGAACGAAGTGAATGCCATGAAACAGCATGACCAACTCGACATGTTGTTGGAATCCACTCCTGACGCAAAAATCAAGCGGAAAGTGTATGTTCGATACCACTTGGCTAAATCCATGAGCAAACCACAAAATGTGGAGGAAATCATTGACGACCTCTTCATGATGACCGAAACTCTTTCCAAGAAGGACATGCTGTACATTGTCGTCAAAGACAGCAAAGTCAACGATACAGTGCTTGCCTTTGTCAAGGAAGTATGGGAGCGTGATGGTATCTTTGTTGTCATCGAAAGCATCAAGTGTTTGCAATTCAATATTTTGAAACACGAATACGTCCCGGAGCATCAAGTCATGACCGAGGACGAAGTCAAAGACGTGATGACCAAATTCAATATCACGGATAAAGTCCAATTCCCAGATATTTCTAGGTTTGACCCGGTTGCTCGTGCGATTGGGTTGCGTCCTGGTCAAGTGTGTCGTATTCTGCGTCCGAGCAAGACATCGATTGTATCAAATTATTATCGGCTTTGCAACAATGTGTGAAAAAAAACAACTTTTACTGTAACATAGTAACATAAATATGAATACTTAAAAAAAAATATAAATTTTCAGCGTAGAAACTTATATTTTTTACTCTATACTTTATTTATAAGCAACACCCCGAACCCGCTTACACACATGTCGTCCTCACCCATGTCCGAACTCTTGAAATCCGGATTCACCATTTTCAGCAAAAGCGGCTGCCCGAATTGCACCAAGGCAAAGAAACGAATTCAGCAACACTTTTTCGTGCACAAAGAGGTGAATTGTGACGACTACTTGATTGAAGACAAAAGTGGTTTTCTCTCTGAAGTGGAGATGAGAGTTGGAAAATCCGTAACAACCTTTCCTATGGTGTTTTATGACGCCAAATTTGTTGGTGGATGGTCTGAAACAGAGTCGTTTGTAGAGAAACTGTTGCTGTCTTTTGACACTAGTTTCTGATACCTTGATGTTTTGCCTTCGTCGTGCATTTTAATATAAGTATATTATATATTAACAGTAAGTAGCATATGAATAACAGCAAATTTTCCCCAACGTCGTTTACCAAACCAACTACATACACATCTCAAATCAACGACCTCCATGAAAGCCAGGACCTTCTTCTGGACGAATTTAGAAAAGTGTACGTCATATCACATATGCATCCAGACAACCAAGAATACCAGCAACAATTTGCAAATGCTAGTTCTCATTTAGACCAGGTGCAATCCAAATTGTTTTCTCTCGACAACGAGTTGCAAGGTAATGTGGAAACATTGAATGCGTCGTTGTTCGAACTCAATACACTTATTGACAAAGAGAGAAAAAAGAACGCGGATTTGAAACGGAATATGAGGAGAGTGGAGAACCAGCATACATCTGCGAATGAAATGATATCTGAATACAAGGAGTATTATAATATGAACTATTTGCGAAACTGGGGATTATTGCTCAGCACGGTTCTCTGCATTTATGCCATCACCGTTATCCGCGAGCCAGCCAAAACTGCAGAGCGCGTCGCACAGAACAAGTTTGAACAGACAGCGCTTCTCTCCTTGATTGTCAACACTCTTTTGTTTATTCCTTGTTTGATTGGAGACATCCTCATGCTGGTCGGGAAAGCTCTTACCATGGTAGTCAACGCATTGCTCTACATCCCCTCTTTGGTTTTTGGAAAAGTAGAGTAAGAGTGCATGACACACACACACACTAGAAGAATAAAAAAACAAATATATATATATAGCAAGAGTTTAAAACAATATTTTTTTCTCTCGACCCCTTATACGAAGCCCTACCAATATTCAGTTTATGCTAATGATTGCACAGAGAGCAAAACCATCCTATTGCAGCAACAAATCCTTGCGAGAGTATTGTTTGCAATCGACTTTACAATCCATTCGCAAACGGTATTTAGAGAGAAACGGCGAAGAAGAATGGAAACAACTGGTCGTCCTTTCCGAAGAGAACCTGAACCCTAACTTGAACCCTAACTTGAACCCTAATCCTAACCCATTGTATGGATACGGATTCTTTGCCTTATTTGCCTTTTCCAGATTAGCTTATCACTTTTATAAGAGAATCCGATTTCAGGCAGGATAAAAGAGAAGACATGTGTATATTTGTATTCTTTCTATTTATAGCTATATAATATATCTATCTCTATAATATATAACGCGGACGGACATACATGGACCAGTCAGTCACAATGGATTTAGAAAATTTACAGCAGAGACAAAGCAACCTGCTGATTCAATACAAACAGGCGGTGGCCGATTATGTTGCTTACGTCCAACCTGGTCATAAGACGTTGGACTTGGTGAATATTCAAGGGAGGGCCTACATCGGTACCGGTACGGCTGGTCAAAGCACCGCCACTACCCTGGAAAAGTGTCAAGCCGCTTGTGCAGCCAATTCTTCGTGCACTGGCGCCACCTTCGTCTCGAACCAGTGCCAATTGCGGACCGGGGATGCTCCTTTGGTGCCTGCCTCCCAGGCTAGCTACGCTATTGTTCCGAAAGCCAAACAGCTCTTGCTCAACATGGAAGACTTGAACACCCAACTGCTCTCTATCAACCAGCAAATTGCCGACACGATTGCTCGGTCGCAGTCTACCTATCAAGAGGTGCAGGAACAAGCATCGTCCGCATCCCAAGACCTTCTGCAATCCTATGAGCAGCTACAAAGCGAGAGAGAAAGCGTGCAGAGATTGCTCAGTGAATACGATACTTTAGAGGCCTCACAATCTGAAACAGAGTTGAAAGTGACTCAGCGCTATTACACATACCTTTTGCTGTTTGGATTGGCGATTTCGATTGGGTTCTTGGTGGTCAACATTTCTGTGGATAGTAGCAGTAACCGTGGATATGGCGAAAGCAGCAGCAGCAGCAATTACTACTCGCCTCCCAAAGTCGAGTATGGGAAAAATATATTGGGGCATGGTGCGTACTATATTCTCTTCATGATTATTCTGGCCGTGGTTTTCTTGAACTCGAGCAGAAACTTCTTTTCCGTCACGCCCATCTCTAATTTTCTCCACACGATATATACATGGATTCCACAATTTCAAGTTCAACCCATCTAGTAACCACCGCCCACAACGACAACGACAACAATCTAGTGAGTACTACTACTACTAGTACTAGTACTACTACCAAAACCAGTTATTACATCCTCTACATACTGTGTATTCTCCTCACGCTTCTTGTATTGTGGTGGTTCCGTGACAACCACGTAGTGGTCTATACTATACTAGCGACGGTTGTCGTGGTGAATGCCTTCTTGAAATCTTAGAAGAACAACTAGAAGTGTTCTTTTAAAAATATATATATAGTTGTATAATTATATAATTATATATTACTAATATAGTAAGCACTTTTAATGACAAGCAACGGATTGTTCCCAGCATTGAATCAAGGAAAGAAGTTTTCAAAGTATCAAGGCAAAATAGTGCGAAGTTTAGAAAACAAAATCGAGGGATTTGAAAACAACGACCAATTGGCGTCGCGAACAAATGAATTGATTGCCCAGCACACCGCCACCATGTCACAGAAAGAAACCCAGCAATCGCTTCGGCAGCAATACGAGAGCACCTTACAGCAATACACCGACCTCCTCAACACCGTATCGGGTACTACCTCGAGCTATTTGAGTCGAATTAGTCCTAGCAACCCGTACTTGAACAAAATGGTCCAATTCTCCACCGGTGAGCTCTGCTACGTCACGGGCCAAGGGGTGGCCAAACTGATTCCCAACAAAACGGTACAATCGTCCATTGCTGCGCTTGTCGCGGCCAAACCGACACAGCTTACGATTCCATGGTTGGCTGCATACAATGTACCAGGGACCCAAATCCCTACGAGCCCGCCTTTAGTGTCCGGCACAAATGTGGCTATGAACCAAAGCTTGGGCAACGAAGGAAGCAACGTATTTGTGAACGATTTCTTGCCCGCAGACGCCAAATCTTCCTATCTTGGATGCTACAAACATAACAACACCTTGACGTTTATTGGGGATGCGCCTCCTGCCGCAGCAGAACCGGTTGTTATTGAAAACGGTTCCTTTAACCAACCCGTGCTTGGTAGCAATACGTTCAAATACCTCACCAGCAGTACCGATGTCCCTGGATGGAAATTCGACAATGCTGTCTTGATGAACCGGTCCACGGAGTGGGACTTCCCGATGCCGTATCCAAACGGGGACCAATGTGTCAGTTTGCAAAATTCGGCGTCTATTTCTCAATCCATTAAGCTCTCTATGGGTGTCGCCTACACGCTGACGTTTTGGGCTTGTGGACGTAATTGTTGCACGGGTGACAAAGCCAATCCATTGTCAGTGAACATTACTACTACAAGCAACGGCTGGGTAACACAAGGATATGGCTGCAAACCGACCATCAATCAGTGGACCCAATTCTCGTACACTTTCACGGTGCCAACCTCCAATGTCTTCTTGTTGCAGTTTGCCGGCACCAATGGGCAGTACAATGGCGACCAATCGTCTGCGATTCAAAACATCACTATTGCTAGTAGTAGAACCGCACCTCCTGGTGGCACATACACCTATGACCAATGCAAACAAGCAGCCATTGAACAAGGATACTCCTACTTTGGGTTGCAAAATGTCAATACGAGCAAGTCCACTGGATATTGCGCTGTCTCCAACAGTCTTCCTGCGTTCCAACAGTATGGCGAAGCGACCGTACCCAATCAACAAACTGTCGCGTGGTCCTCCAAGACCTCTGGACAGCCAGGGAACACAGCTACTCTCTCGCGTACAGGCTCGTTGCAAGTAGTGGATTCCACGGGCAAAGCAGTGTACTCCTCGCCAAGCTCTACCAAGGAACCATCCAATTACTTGGGTTGCTACGGGGACCAACCTAGTCGGGCTATGTCCACTTTTGTCAACAATGGTGCCCAACAGTACAACCTGCAACAGTGTGAGCAAGCCGCCAAACAAGGTGGCTACTCTTTCTTTGCACTGCAAAATTCCACGTCCGGTACCAATGCGCAATGCGCCCTAGGCAACAGTTCCACGGAGGCAATGAAATACGGCCAAGCGACCAATTGCACCCAAATAGCAGATGGTTCGTGGAGTGGTGGGGGATTGTCCAATGCCCTGTATACCACCTCCAACCCTGTGAGCAACTACACCTTGGTCATAAGTGACGACCGTCTGCAGGTGTTGCGCGGCACGAGCCCTTCTGATAACCAAGGGCTTATCTGGGAAGTCAAGCTCGACAAGGGACAACCCAATGCGAACTACGTCGCCAGCAAGGGCAAGTTTGGACAGAATTGGATAGCCAGTGGGCAAACATTGGCGGCAGGCGACTGGATTGGCTCGCCGAATGGATACGCGGTGCTCCTTATGCAAGCGGACGGTAATCTCGTAGCCCAAACATTCAAAATGGCCCCCAATTGCCAAAAGATGTCGGATGGTATGATGGGAGGAGGAATGGCTGCGAATGCGGCGTACTCACTCAACAAGGTGGCACGTCCAGACAACATCGGCAAGGTTGCCTTCATTGATGCGAATGCCGAACTGCACGCGTACCCAGACACCAATCAGTCCTACACCAACACGTACACTTTGAAGAAGGGCGTATACACCCCGGGGAGTGACATTCCGGGAGCTAGCTTCGCAGACACCACTGTGGAGAAATGTGAAGAGACCTGCAATGCAAATACCGAGTGTGCCGGGTTCGTGACCAACGCGGCAGGCAATTACTGCTGGCCACAAACCAAAAAGATGTTTCCCTTTGGTGGCAAAGGTGTGCCGAACGCTGACCGAAATTCCTATATCCGTAATAGGGTACCTACGAACCCACCATCAGGCGTTTCACAAAACACGCACAACATCGACACGGTGACCTACCAACAATATCCGAATGGCGGCGCCATTGGAGACAACAAGTACGGCGTTGCGAAAGCCACTACAGCCCAGCAACAGCAACTGGACCAATTGCAGACACGGTTGACCACCTTGTCGAAGCAGATGGGCAGCACCACAAAGGGATTTCGCACCGGGACGTCGGCTGCAGGTGCCCAATCGCAACAAAACGTGGATGGACTGAATGCATACCTCCATGATTTGCAGTACACCAATGACAACATCGACATGCTCTCTTCTACCAATGAACTACAGAACATTGTCAATGACAGCGACATTGTGGTACTGCAAAAGAATTACGATTACCTATTTTGGAGTATTTTAGCGGCCGGGACGGTGCTGGTGGCCATGAACATTTGAATTGGAAATTAGGCAGGGATAAAATATAATAATAATCTTATCATATTGTATTAGAAAGAATGTCTCACCAAGCAGTACCCGGTATTCAACAGAACAACGAACAAATCCTAAACGATATTCAATCGCTGCAGCAAATGGAGCGACAATTGTTTACCAGTTTGGAAACCACCCCCCATATGAGTGCGGAACAACAACAAAAGATTGTGGAAAAGATGAATGAACTGTCCAATATGCGCATCAACCTGTACAAGACATTAAGCGGAGTGAACAACTATTTTGACCAAGCGTTACAATCCTCCATCGGTTCACTCCGTGAGCAAGTAGTGGCAGTCGGCATTGTCGAAAACGAACTGAACAAGTCCAAACAGAATCTCCAGCGTCTCGAGGAGGAGAGAAACAACAAAATTCGCATGGTCGAAATCAATTCCTATTTTGGAGACAAATATTCGGAGCATGCACAGTTGATGAAAGTAGTCATTTACACCCTAATTCCTGTCATCATTTTGGTACTTTTGCACAGAACAGAAGTGCTTCCATCCTTTCTCTACAATAGCTTGCTGGTGGTTGTTGCCGCCATTGGTGGATATTACTTCTGGGAACGGTACTCGTCTATCATCATGCGTGACAACATGAATTACCAAGAGTACACCTGGTACTTTGACCCGAGCAAGGCGGTCGGAGAACTGGATTCTACGGTGACGGGAGACCCATGGGCTTCTGCCGACATTGGCATATGTGTTGGGGATTCTTGTTGCTCCGATGGTATGACGTATGACACGAACCTCAATCAATGTGTGAGTCCTTGCACAGGTGGTCCTAGTGCAAGTGCAAGCACCGCCACAAAGAAAAGTACCAACAAAAGCGCCACTCCTAACATCGAGTCAATGTTAACGATAACCGAGGTCTTGACCAAGACACAACCCGGCAAGTTCAAAGCCGACTATGATTTAAGGCAATTGGTTGCCTTCAATGCGTAAATTATTTTAGGGATATAGTATAACCAGACTCCCGTAGAACCCAACTCTCCATACTATGAACACTACATTTAACCTCAATAATTTGAATGCGTTTTTGCAAAGTGCTCAGAAGTCCATTGCCTGTGACCAGGAATGCCAGCGCAACAAGACTGAGCAACAGCTTAAGGAAAAATACGATGCTGCCCAGACGAATCTCACTTTGGCAGACCCCCAGTACCAAGTGGCCAAGCGGAATTATTATACCTACGTCTCCGGGCAGAGTGGATACAACGACATGATGGAGAAAGAGTGGACCGACAAGGCATCCATGGTTGCAAGCACATTCAAGGAACGCATCCAGGAAGCCACCACCAATGTGAATGCAAATTTAGACACCTACAATGGTATCTTAATCAACTACGACAACCTGCATGATTTGTACGCTCAATACCTCAAGGAGAACCAGACATTGGCAAAGCAATACAAAGAAAGCGCCAACGATGTCCTAACAAACGAGAGAAAGACGTATTACGAAGATCAGCAAATCCATCAACTCAACAAATTTTATCGCATACTATGGGTCCTCTATATTGTGGCAGTTCTCTGCTTTTTCGGTTTCTCTCTTCTGTCGTCTTCGCACGTTACTCTCAAAACACGTTTGGGTATGGGATTGTTCTTTGTGGTTCTGCCCTTTTTCTCCACCTGGCTATTAGGTGTCATCGTCTATATCCTGTATGCACTGTTCTCTCTCTTGCCAAAGAACGTTTACCTGTAAAAAAAAATATTTTTTTATATAACAAATTTGTATCAAATATTTTTTTTTCACTATTTTTGCTCCATAATTTTTGCTCCATAATTTTTGTCTATAGTTTGTTTTATTTTTTATGGTTTTTTTATTTCTTATGGGTTATCTTCTCAATCGCGTCTTCTTCGTCCTCCTCTTCGTCACGAATAAACTCCAATCCAGCCCATACCTTGGCCTTGTTGCACACCCCAAACCGTTTGTTCATGTATTCGTATAGCTCCTCGGCTTTCGGCATCTTTTTGGAACCTTGCTCCTGCTGAAACCAGGTCTTGAATTCCTCCAACAAGGACACTTTTTTGATGACACTCTTTGCATTGTCTGTGCGGCGAATACGGTCGGCAACAAACGCGGCAATGTGGTCCTGACCATTCCGGTACTTTTTGGAGGCCTCCAACACCGTCTCACAGTCAAGAACGATACCATCCGTTTCAAACGCACGATGCACCAACATGCTGGCAAATACGGGAGCGAATGTGTGCAGCTTCTCATTGAGCGACTTGTCCTTCAAGAACACATATGGAGTATCGTCCTCAAAATGCTCTCCTTCGTCCACGAATTTGGACGGAAAGGTACACTTGCGAATACGTCTCCACGTACCGTCGTCGTTGCTGTCAATGTCGAAAAGGTTGTTCGTGCAGACCACCAACTTGAATTGCGGCTCAAAAATCTCCGATTCGGAATACAACCCTCTGGCCTGAATGGGGTCGCCACCTGTCAACTCTTTCATGATACCCTCATTCAACTTGACCCCTTTCGACGGCTCTTGCATGACTGCATACCGTACCCCTTTCAACTTGAGGACTTCGTCCGAGGTGCCACCAATCTTGCCGCGCACATCCGTCACCAGCGTAATGGGTACTGTACCCTTGTAGTCACCTAGGGTAGCCGACATCAAATCTGCAAGCAACGACTTTCCATTGGAACCACTGCCATGGTACACATTGAAGGTCTGGTTCTTGTTCGCTCCAATCAAACACGATGCCAAATGGTCCCACATATAACGGTTCAAGTCCGGTATCGGGAACAGGGTTTCCATGAACCGAGTGAGTTCGGCAGCCGTGCGACTCCAATCGGGGTTCTCCTCATCGTAGGGCACATAATTGCTGCGCGTCGTCTTGGTGATGTAATCCTCTGGGAACCCTTCACGGAACACCTTGCTTTGGAAATCGACGACACCATTGTTGAAGCATAGAAGGTACTTGTTCGTGTCCATGTTCCGTACAAAGTTATCATCGTAGAATATCTCCGCTGCTTCACGCATGATGTGGTCCTTTTGGGTAGTCTTCTTGAGCGTGATTTTTAGTTGATGAATGACCCCCACCTTCTTCTTCAAGAATTCACGGCGTTCGTCGTCTTCGACATACTCGTTCATCTCCGATTCGTATTGCTCGGCTTTGAGACCAAACAAATCATACATGTCCTTGGAGATTTTCTCACGCAGACTCAGTCCTTTGTCTTGCACCCATCGGTGGCCACGGAAATGGTACCAAATGCCACGCTTGTCGTAACTCACGCAAACATAGGTGTCCCCAACCATGTGCTTCAACACGACCGCATAATCGTACTCTGCACAGGTCTCCATGGCCTTCTCCAAGTAGTAGTCGATGGTGCTCTCTTTGATGCGTTTGTACTCGTCGAAATTGTCTTTCTTCACCCAGTACATAATGGAGCGCTTGGTCACAGTCTTTCCGTCGTTGTTGGCTTTGTGAAACTTGCGCCATTCGGCATGCAACACAGGGATGTCTCCATAACTGAAGTCACTTGCTTTGCTTCGCAGCATAATCCACGACAAGAAGAGCCGGTCGTCGGTGTGCTTGAGAGCAAAGGCCACCTGACGGTTCAACAAGTGGGAGCCAGGTTCATAGTATTTTGGGGGCAACGCTTGCGCATACTCGTGGCATTCCTTCAACTCATACTCATTCGTTTTCAGGTTCTTGAGCATCAGGTCCACCGCTTTTTTCAGCATCTCCGCATTGTTGATGTCGCTGATAGAGATGGATTCCTCCTCTTGGTCAGCATCTTCGGCAATCAAATTCATTTTGGTTCTGCTCGCCGGTTTGCGGATTTTGGTCGCCTTGGCCTCACACCGCTTCTTGTATGTGTCGGCCATCTTCGCCGACATCTCGAACCTTGGATGACCATCGTACTGCACCGACAACTTGGCAAAGTCGCGTTTCAAATCAAAGTCAGTGACCTTGCGTTCGTCCAACATGAAGTTGCCGTCTCCAGAATCGTACGACACTACGTAGTGATGGGTAAATTCATATGCTTCGTTGCCCGGTTTGCGTGACCCGAAGAGTTGCCAGTTCGTGACACCTTTGCTAATGCCTTCGTCCAACACCGAGTCCCATGTATTGATAAGTGGCAAATCCATGAAGTCGGGCAACGTAGTGAGCATTTTCTCTCGAATCATCATCTGGACTACATGGTCAATCTGTACCCCAATAATCATGTGAATACCGTCCTTCGTCAAAGAACCATCCGCGAGACGATTGACATTGGGTTTCTCAAAAATGTAGATGGAGAACGGTTTGCTCTCCTCAAACACGAAGAATTCTTTCAACTCATCCAAATACACGCAAATCATGTCGCGTACATGATCACGGCTATGCTGCCTTTCCAAGACGTCATGACGATAGCGAAAGTCAAAATCCACTGCCATAGGACCACCGCTTTCCAACTGTTTTTCGGTCAAGTACTCTTTCAATTTCCGATTGAAAACATAATCGTAGTACAGACCATAAAAGGTGGGCAAGTCTTCACGGGGAATGATGTAGGAACCGCCGTAAATGTTCAGGTCCTTATCGGGAATCCGTGTATGGGTGATGCCCACCGAACTGTTGCTGGCGTTGGTCGTATTCTTAGCACTGTGCTTTGCCAAAAACTCGTTGAAATCTTTGAATTGTGACGATATAGTTGCCATTGTTTTTGTGTGTTTTGGATTGTTGATATAGTATGGCAAGATTTTTCTATTTCATTTTTTTTTGGAAAACAATTAAAAAATGAGAAGGAGCTGGAAACTTAGCGAAGGGGGGTGTATTTCTTTTATATTCTTTTTTATATTATTTATATTATTTCTTGTATTTCTTGTATCTCTTGTATTTCTTGTATTTCTTGTATTTCTTGTATTTCTTGTATTTCTTTTATTAATCAAAGAAACTGGTTTAAAACCATAACACATATTTTATAATTAATACAAACAAGCTTATGGCTACTTCATTTATCTCCAAAGAAACTGCACAACGTCTCTTGAAAGACGTCAAACAAATCATCAAGAACCCCCTCTTTGACCAAGGCATTTATTACGTCCATCATGACACGGACATGTTGAAAGGGTACGCCATGATTGTCGGACCCTCTGACACTCCCTATTTTGGTGGATTCTACTTCTTCGAATTCAAGTACCCAGCTGACTACCCACACAGCCCACCCAAGGTAACCTATTGTACCAACGGAAACAACGTGCGCTTCAACCCCAATTTGTACACGTGTGGCAAAGTATGCGTTTCTCTCCTCAACACCTGGAGAGGAGACCAATGGACCTCCTGCCAAAGCATCTCCAGTGTGTTGCTCACCTTATGCACCTTACTGTGTTCCAACCCACTGTTAAACGAGCCGGGGGTCAACATTACACATGGAGATGTCTCTCCATACAACGAAATGATTGAATACGCCAACATCAGCATTGCGGTGTGCGATGTCGTGGCCAAGAAGAGTGGGGTACATTTGCCCTTTTTTGACTATTTCTCTCCATTCATCCGAGAGAACTTCGTGAAACATTACGACCAATTGCTGACCTTCGCCAAAATGAAAGCCGAAAAACATAGCCATCTTCCGGTGCACATGAGCACTACCTATTATGGTATGCAGTTGTTGGTGGACTATCCCATGTTGGTCGAGAAGCTCATGCAAACAAGACAACTGTGTGATATACTGATTTAGTAGTATATATAGCATACAGCATACAGCATACAGCATACAGCATACAGCATACAGCAGTTATAACAAAATAAGAAATAGTAGTACTTCACTTAAAAAAAATTGAACAAATAATTTATAACCTCAATATACGTTTAAATATAAATCTACATATAAATTATACTTCCTTTCCTTGTCAACAATGCATTTCTGTCCCGTTTGTTCTAATATGTACTACATCAGCATAAACAGTGACAATCCCAACCAATTGGTGTATTATTGTCGCAAATGTGGCAATGAAGACGCCAATCTCGCTTCACAAAATGTGTGTGTGTCCAACATTCAATTAAAGAAATCCGAAGAGGCCAATTACAACATCAATCCCTATACCAAGTTTGACCCCACATTACCTCGTATCAACACCATCCTTTGTCCCAACCCCGAGTGTGTCACGAACAAAGAAAAGGGACGAGATAGGGACATTGTGTATATTCGCTACGACAATGTGCGCATGAAATACGTGTATTTGTGTTGTGATTGCGACACGGTGTGGGAAATCAACGATTTAGCCAACAGATGATGACACAAGATGATAATGTATAATCTGTTGGTTTGTTCTTTGGCATGTTTGTACGATAAATTTTATAGCAAATGCATGATGAGGCTTGTTTAGTAATTCCTTTTTTTTGTTTCATACTTTTAAGAAAAATTGAAATATTGTATTAAACAAATATTTAGCTATTATAGCAACAACCATTCACACTACCATGAGCGACATTGATGAGAGTCACAGCGAGGGAGATACTGCAAGCAGAGGAGACGATGATTTCTCTGATGACGACCTTGCCTCGGTTAGCAAGAAACCATCTCGTTTCACCGCTAGCAGTGGTAAGGACGATTTTGATGACTCTGAAATAGACGAGGATGACGAAGAAGAAGAAGAAGAGGAGGTGGACGAAAATGCAGACGAAGAGGATGCATATGACGACGACGAAGACGACGAACCAAAGCAGCCGGTGCAAGAAGAGGAAGAAGAAGACGATGATGTAGAAAACGATGCAGAGGAGGATGATGCAGAAGAGGAAGTCGACGAGGCGGCAGAAGACGATGAAGAGGGACGGCCAGCCACCACGCGAACAAAATTAACCTCCGTTCCCTTGGAAGAAGTCCTGCAGCAAGCTTTATCTGAGAGCGAACACGAAGACGAGGATGAGGATACAGAAGACTACTTGCAGAAGTTTGATGCAGAGCTCAACAAGAATTACATATACGAATTTCATCCAGAGTGTCTGAACCACAACAGTGCAGAGGTAGCCTTGCTCGCGACAGTGGTGCGAGACGAGGCAGGAAACATCGTGGACCCATTGCACAGAACCGTTCCGTTCCTGACCAAATACGAAAAGGCAAGAGTCTTGGGGCAACGTGCCAAGCAAATCGAAGTGGGGGCGAAACCCTTCATCAAAGTAGCAGAAACCGTTGTGGACAGTTACATCATTGCCGAACTTGAGCTGCGTGAAAAGAAAATTCCCTTCATTATCAAGCGTCCTATCCCTGGCGGAGCGTTTGAATATTGGCATTTGAGTGACTTGGAAAATATCAACTTTTAAAATTTATATGCTATATATTGAGTAATACTATATAAATTTCTTCATCTTTTTTCATATGGCATTGTTTCTTTTCAATTATTGTAAAACAGCTCCGTCGCTTCTCGAATAATGTGTCGGATATATCTCTCATTAGATAGTTTGGTAATGACCTTCTCGACAGCGGGAGAAGGACGGTGGTTGTTGTAATCCATGAAAATGGTCTTGACGGTTGTTTGAATCTCACTCACCAAGTTTTCTCTCACTATGTTTTCAGGAATAGTGCTATTTGTCTTGTCAATCCAAATATTTGGATGATAGTATTTACAAGAGAAGGTCTCCTTCTTTGTTTCGAAGAGCACTTTGGCAACGTCAAAGGGGGTTGGTTCAGGCAAAAATGTGTCAATTAATGTGTTCATATCCATATCCATATTCATATCCATATCCATATTCATATGTATTCGCTTCGATTTATAGACATGTTGCATGTCTTCGGTTTAAGTATTTATTTACACAATAAAGACTATTAAATACAAATGGACATAGTAGGGTAAACAAATCAAATGCCCGAACATATTTCCACTATTATCATGGATGCATTTAGAAAGACCAAGGCCTTTGAAAAAATAACCCGTATTGAGCTGATGCTGGGGATATTTCTCGTTGTCCCGTTGGTACATGTTTATCTAGTCGATGACAAACGAAAAACAGATGAGCAGCATTTCCAAAGTATGGAGAGGAAACTGTATGATATCGACAAGAAGATGGTGCTACTTCTTGAGAAAGTGGAGAGAATCGGTGACATGCCTTCACTCCCTTCGTTCTCCTCATCGCCTTCTCCTTCGTTGTCGTCCCATTCTTCCCTTTTTTCTGTGCGCGAGCTTACTCGCAACGAGTTAAGCGAACCGAAAAAGCAGGCGGCGGACTGTGAAGACTACGATATGGTATCTAACGGGTAAAGAAGAAGAAGAATCAGGAATCGAGAATCAGGAATCGAGAATCAGGAATAAGAAATAATTATCTTGCGTATTTGTATAAAGAGAGTGAGACTTATCGATGGAAAAGGAAACCATAACCATTTACGGGGATGACCTAACAGCCGCGGAGTTTTTGCGAAGCAATCCAGACCAAGTCAAGGAGGGAGATATCATTGAAGTACATCCTTCCAACCAAGAAGGATATCAAAAATACAAAGTCACAGTCAAGTACAATGGAGAGAAAGATATCACCCTCATCAAGGATGCATATGGGGATTATGAACCACTCGACGTTGCGTTTCCTGCTGCAGACATCCAAAGACGACAAAGAAGAAGAGACCGGAAGAGTCGAAAGAAGCATAGAAGCAAGAAGCATAGAAGCAGCAAGAAGCATAGAAGCAGCAAGAAGCACCGAAAAAGACACTAAGCACGTGAGATATAACAATTTAAAAAGGATTCAATAACTTGTTATATATACAATCATGAAAGCTGCTCTGTGTTTCATCGTGAATTACGACCATATCCTGCACAAAGAGCATTTGTGGAGAGAGTGGATAGAGCCTAACAAGGACATCATCAATGTCTACTTCTACTACAAGGACCTGCGCAAAATCAAGTCACGATGGATGATGGAGCACACCTTGCCTCCACACATGATAGTCGATACCAACTACTACCACGTGATTCCTGCTTATCTGGCGCTCTTTGAGTTTGCCTTGCGACACGACCCAAGCAATGCATGGTTCTGTATGCTCACCGATTCCTGCTGTCCCATTGTTTCACCCAAGCGGTTTCGTCACCTCTTCTTCCAATACCATGCCCGCAGTTTGGTGTCATGGAAACCAGCATGGTGGAACCCCCATTTCCATCAGCGCGCCAATTTGGCGAAACTACCCACTGAATTGTGGTTGGCCAATGACCCGTGGTTCGTCTTTACTAAACGTCATGTATGCAAAACATTGCATTTTGTGCAAAGTCAGTCGGCCATTACACGCACCGTGTGTGCAGGCGGGTTTGCCAACGAATCACTCTTCGCTATCATACTGAAATTATGTGGAGAACTACCCTGCGTGGAGTGTGTGGTCACTCATTTGACCGACTGGGGAAGACGCAGCAGTACAACCAGTCCCCATGTATTCCAGAGCGCAAACGAACAAGATTTGGAGTTTCTAGAAAGAGAGCTAGAGAGAAATCCCTGTGCCTTGTTTCTGCGAAAGGTGGCCCCCGAATTCCCTGACGATGTATTGCGGCGTTATATCTATGAATTTGGCAAAACAAAAGACGACCAGTTAGTTCTGGTAGACCCACGAAGAGAGAAAAGAAGGAACATTGCGTTCATGGCAGCAGGGGGGCTCTTATGTTTGCTGTGGATGTGTTGGTGGGCCTTTAAGTAGGTAAAAATACAATATATACCCAAAAGTACTTAAAGAGGAGGTGAAAACCCCACTTTTGAAAATGGAAAAGTTTTTTGATTTTCGATTTTTGGACATTTATAAATGTCCATTTTTGGAAAATCGAAATATTTTATGGAAAAAGGGGTGTGTGACAC